TTCTACCAGAATTTCACATCCGTAGCGTGACTTAGAAGTTTCTCTTTCTGCTGGTGTCCAGTGGTCCATTTTCTTTTCCGTAGTTTGTGCATCATCAACTACATCACGAAGTTGACTCATGAACGATTACCCCATTGAATATCTGGGTATGCCTGAGAAACAAGATCTTTGCTGATCTTATACTTAGTCTCTAGTTTTTTATCTTTTGTTAAACAAATAATCTCTGCTTCCAGGGGATGAAGACCTTGGAGGATATTAATAAACATGGTCTCTCTGCGAAGAGAACTTAATCCATCATTACCACCCTTTACAAAATTATAAAACTTGACGTACTCTTTACGAATGGAAGAACGTCCTTGATCTTGAGATCCTAAGGAAGTAGATCCAAGTTCCCCCATCTTCTCAACGGCATCTGCAATCTTTTCACTCAGAGTACCCTTGAAAGAATCCATCTCATCAACTGCGGCATAAGGCACATCACCTCCAGGAAGAACTGAAACTACCGTTTCATCAAAGTTCCAAATAAAAATAGTCTTCAGAGCAGGATGAGCATACTTTTGAAGTACTTCTACTTTTTTCTCATCCGTACTCATTTTTGTAGCAGCATTAAGAATCTCAAAAATAAAAGGATTTGCAGGAAGATCGGGAACCGTTTCTGCAATAACTTTTGTTTTAGGTGCTGCGGGTTTTCTGGTTGCAGTTGTTTTTGTTTTAGTCGTCGCTGCTGTCGTCTTCTTCGTCGTAGTCATGATAGTTTTCAAAGTTAAATGCTATTACCTCATCTGGAATCAGGTTACCCTGATGGTCAAACATTTCGGGGTGAGGTCGTGGAATTTCCCGATAGTTCATCATGTATTCTCTTGCTACCCAACCAGTTACAAGTCCCACTATAAGAAATAATACGGTTAGAAATGAACCGAATACTAAACTAACTGCTAACATTTCCTTTACCTCGGGGAACTACTTTTCTTTTCCTTGATTTGAAGGAAAACTCAAAATAGATAGTTACTTCCCGATTTAGAAAGCAAACCATCTTTTCAAATATGATATGAAATGGTTGTGTTTGCTTCCTTTTACCTCCATTAAGTATGAGTTCAAATCCACGATTAATGTGGTCTTCGTTATTATTTATGGAACTATTAGATGATTTGGTTTTCTTTGAGGAATTTGATTGTGTCAACACATCCTCCTAACTTTTTATCATTACAAATCACTTGTGGAAATGTGGATCCTTCACCAAATTCTGCGTAAAATCCTTCTCTGGTGAAGTCCGTATCTAAAGTATACACGACATGTTGGAGTTTTGTCAACTCTAATACTTGTTTCACCTTATCACAATATGGGCAACCTAGTTTTGAATAGACCGTAAAGTTCATAAATCTTAAAATGTTTTTTTATTATATATTAGTATCCCCAACTGATCCAAGAATATCTAGAACCACTTGTTACTGAACTAACTTTATGGGGATATAGAAATACTGAAGGAAATACTAAAATATCTCCAATATTTAATTTAATTTTTTCTCCACACAACCAAAAATCCCCACCTTCATAATCATCATTTAATACCCCCAGTATACTTATGACAGGTATTCCTTTTTTTTCACCATCAAACAACCCATAAATGTGATCTACATGCTCCAACATTTCCTGCCCAATATCATACTTGTTAAATCTAATAGGTGATATTTGAGATATTTGAAAAAATCTGGAAGTATTTTTTTGATAATCGAGAAGAAACTTACCTATATCATCTATCATATCTTCATGAATTTTTAATTGGTATGTGGTAGAAAAATCTTCCATATTTGCTCTTTTCTGATAATCATAAGTAGTACCCCATAAGTGTGGTTGCCACTCAGAAGCATCTAGTTGATTTAACTGGTGAATTTTTTCGGAGCAAAAGTCTTTTGAAAATACATTCTTTTTATAAACATAGTCAAAGATATTTGTTTTAGAAAATTTCACTTGATTTTTGGTCGAATACATAGTATTATAACATATAAAATAAAACTGACTAGTTTATGTATAAGTCTCAAAGAATTGTTGTTGTGGGTGGTGGAACTGCTGGATGGTTCTCGGCAACAACATTGAAGCGATTTTTTCCACAAAAAGATATAACTGTTATTGAAAGCCCTAAAGTACCGATTATTGGTGTTGGAGAAAGTACTCTAGGATACTTTACTTATTGGCTACATGCAGTGGGTATTGATGAAAAAGTTTTGTTTAAACATACGGATGCTTCATATAAATCTAGTATTAAGTTTACGGATTTTTATAAAAAAGACTCTGGTGGATTTCATTATCCTTTTGGAAGACCATGGACTCCTCCCGAACTTTTTGGTAATATAGGCGCTAAGGCTTGGCAGGTTAAAAAAGCTTTCTATCCAGAAACTCCTCCTCAGGATTACTGCAAGACCATATATCCCCATATGCCAATAATTGAAAACAATAAAATAAGCAAAAATGAAAATGGCGAACTTCCAGATTTTTCATTTGAACATGCTACTGCGTATCATTTTGATGCAGTCAAGTTCGGAATCTTCTTAAGAGATCATGTGTGTGTTCCAAATGGAGTTAAGCACATTCCCGCAGAGGTTAAGAAAGTAGTTTCTAATGAAGATGGTATCAAAGAAGTTATTCTTGATGATGGTAGAATCATTCAGGGAGATTTGTTTATTGATTGTACTGGATGGAAGAGTCTCCTATTGGGTAAAGAAATGGGAGAACCTTTCCTATCATATGATCACCTGATTCCAAACAATAAGGCATGGGCAACAAAAATCCAGTATACTGATAAGGAAAAAGAACTAGAACCATATACAAACTGTACCGCCCTAGGTAATGGGTGGGTTTGGAACATTCCTCTATGGTCAAGAATCGGAACTGGATATGTATATTCCGATAAGTATATTTCCAAGGAAGATGCTCTAGAAGAGTTTAAGAGGCATCTTAGATCTGATAAAATGACTCATCATGATCCCAACAGGAATGTTGATGATCTTGAGTTTAAAGATATTAACATGCGTATTGGTATTCACCGTAGAATCTGGGTTAAAAATGTTGTAGCTATCGGTCTTGCTGGTGGATTTATTGAACCACTAGAAAGCACTGGTCTCTTTACAGTTCATGAGTTTCTCATGAAACTTGTAAGTTATCTGGATAGAGATTCATACAATCAATATGAAATTGATTCGTATAATGCGGCAACCAGATTAGCCTTTGATGGTCTATGTAAGTTCGTTGCATTACACTACGCACTTTCTCTTAGAGATGACACCGAGTATTGGAGAGATGTTAGAAGAAGATCTTATGCTGGATATTTGATTGATGATGTTCAAACTAATCAGGCAAAAGAACTTAAATTCTGTGTTGATCAATTTGGAGAACTGATTGGTAGAAAAGGACACATACATGAACATAATGTTCATTCTGGAAATCATTGTATTTTAAATGGAATGAATTTCAATATTCTTTCTATGGAAAACATAATAAATGATGGATTTTATAACTATGGACCAAAAGTTGATGAGGCGAAAAGAGTTATTGATGATATGATGGTCAAATGGGAAAAACAACAGGAAGAATGGCAAAAGATTGCAGATAACTGCCCAACACTGACACAGTATCTACACGATAATTTTTATAAACATTTTTGATATGATTTTACTTACAGGATCTTCTGGATTCATTGGAAAAAACTTTTGTAAAAAACTATCAAATCATGATGTTCTTTTGTTAGACATTGATGATGCATATCGTTTTTTAAGAGAGTTTAATGATTGGGAAAAAATCTCCCTGATTATTCATCAGGGAGCTATCTCCTCTACAACTGAAAAAAATATCAATACTCTACATCATTACAATGTTTTCTTTACGATTCAGATTCTTGAACACGCTATTCAACATGATATTCCAGTAAAGTATGCATCCTCGGCATCTGTCTATGGGAATACTAATGGTCAAATCAATCCTTTAAATCAATATGCAATCAGCAAGTTACAGATTGATTATGCAGTGTTAGATGGTTTAGATAAGTTTTCTTTGATTCAAGGATTTAGATATTTTAATGTTTATGGAGAAGATGAAGATCATAAAGGAGATCAAGCTAGCCCAGTAAGTAAGTTCACTAAACAATCTAGAGAAACTGGTAAAATCCAACTCTTTGAAGGATCCGATCAGTTTCTTAGAGATTTTGTTTGTGTTGATGATGTTGTTGATATTGTTTTAAATAATGATGCTCCAAATGGAATCTATGATATTGGTACTGCCAGTCCAATATCATTTCAAGAAGTTGCGGAACTAGTTGCAAAAAAGGAAGGGAGTAGGATTGAATACATCCCATTCCCCGATCATTTAAAAGGTAAATATCAAACCTATACTTGTGCAGATATGAGTTGGTTACCAAACCATAAGTTTAAAACTGTTAAAGACTATCTCCAGGTGTAACTCTGTAACTGTCGGAATCAAAATGCTCCGTAGAAAATTCAAATAGTTCAGAATTTTCCAGAGCAACCATTTGATGTTTAAGACCTATGGGAATATGAAAAGAATTTCCAGGTTCTAAAACTAAAACCTCAGCCTTGGAAAGATCTTCTTCCCATCCATAATATAAAGATATGAGACCACTTTGTAAGTAAAAGGTCTCATCTTTTATTTTATGGAAATGCCATGAGCATCTTTTACCTTTATTAAAGAATAAAAGTTTGCCACAATACTTTTCATTATTTACAATCCACTTTTCATATCCCCACCCTTTTTGAACTATTTTAATTTTTTCCATCTATTAATCTTATGTGAGTACATGGAGCGACGAATAAGTTAGCGGCAATAACATATCTAGGATCTTCAGAATCAACCAAACAACTTTTATGAGGTAACCAACCAGGAAAAATAATCCAAGAAAATAAATCAGGTTCCATAATATATGAAACAGGTGTTGATTGAGACCAATCACGTGGATCAAAAAATTCTGTTCCCTGCGTAGTGCCTGTAGGAACTTTCAAATAAAAAATTCCAGAAAGGAAGGCTGGATAATGTGAATGAATCGGATTGTTATTTTGCTTTTCATTTAAAGATTTCCAAGATTTAAATGCCCATGCATTGGAATCAACTGGATTTAGATTTATTGGATTTGTTTTGCAAAATCCTTCTCCGAGTTGATTCATATAAAAAAAGCAGGCATTGTAAAATGACTGTTTCAATCTTTTCCAAACTTCAGGTCTATCTTCATTGAATAAAATAATTTTTGTTTGATATAATGGATGTTCTCCAGTTTTTTCATACATCCCAACATCAATCAAATGGTCAATATCCTTAATCATTTGATTTTGATCCTCTAAAGTAAACTCTTCGGAGCAATCAATTTTAAACATTGATATTGGAAATAAGTCAGACCTCATATATCGTACAGTTTTTTGTTCCATATTACTTAATAAAAAACTCTTTAGAATTTATTGCCTTATCATCTATGTAGTAATCAGCGGATGGTTTTCCCATGTAGAGATGATCATATTTACATCCCCATTCATTTAACTGATTTTTAGTTAGATGATACCACTCGGCACATGCTTTTGATGGAGGAGGATTTTTACTCATACCTCTTGCGGTAAAGTACCAAATCTCATGTCCATCATCATGAAGTTTATTAATCTTTTCAATTCTATCTTTAAACGGAACTGCTTCTTCATACTTACCAAAAGTATTATTGCAAATCGTTCCATCAATATCAACCACATATTTCATTTATATCATCCTTCGTTAATACATAAGTTCCTCTATTTTGCACAGCGATAGATGCTGCTTTGTTGGCATAGGGTATTGCTTCATCTATTCTACCATATTTTAAATAAAAGTAGACAAGTGCAGATAAAAAAGTATCCCCAGCACCAACAACATCATACACGTTTACCTTTTCCCCAGGATACAAAACCCCATCATACTTTGCGCCCCTATCACCGTAAGTAACTATTAGATTATTTGCACCTTTATATTGTTCATCAAGTTTATTATATTCTTGTTCATTAATTTTTATATAACAGTTATATTCTGGTAATACTGTTTTTTTAGTATCAATAAAAACCGGGCATTTAATATTATATACAATCTCAAACATTTTTGCACTAGTTATAAATCCTTTATTATAATCACTAATCACAACTGCATCATATTTTTCTTTTGGAATTTCATATTCCATCGGTTTACAAGTTACTTCTTTATCTACACGAAGAATTTGCTGATTAGTTCTTTCATCAATATATCTTGTTTTAATGATCTTCTCTTGATTGGTCATCATATAAACTTCTAATCCAAATGCTTTTAGATTATTAAATACATTCCAGGTCATTCCTTGCCGCTGTTCTATTTTTTTAAAGTTTAAAATAGGGACAGGTGCTTCTGGATTTAATCTTTCAACTACACCGTAAATATATTCATCAATACAACTATCTCCTATCAATAATACTTTGGATGGTTTTTGTTGTGGCATAATCACCTACTCTATCAAAGAATAAAAGTTTTGCTGCATAATAAGATCCTATTACAGATTTTTCTTTCCAGTCAGATCCTACTATCATTATATCAGGTTTAAAAGATTTTATCATTTCTTCTAGCTCACTATCCGTTGAAAAAATATCAACGGCATCAACCGCCTTAAGGTTTTCTAGAAAAAATTTTCTTTCTCCTTGATTATGTATGGGTCTTGTTGGACCTTTCTTTTCAGAAACTCTATCATCACTATCAATACCAACTAATAAAAAATCTCCTAAACTTTTAGAATAGTTTAGGAGTTCTAGATGACCTCTGTGAAGCAAGTCAAACGTCCCATTCACAAAAATCTTAGTCATTTTAGTAGATTTTTATTATTAACATACTCTAAAAATTCTCCATTTCCAATATAATTGATATCTTGACTACCTGGTATTTGGTAAGCTAGTGGTGTACTTGATTTTATACAAAAATTAAGTATCCAAGAAAAAGTTTTAACATCATATCCTTCATTGATGGATACGATCCTCAGCATCTGATATTGTTTATTTTCACCCCACCGTTCAACACAAACCAAAGCATTTGATTTGTCTGGTTTCATCCATTCTGGAAGAAGATGTTGTGACCATGCACACTGAAAATCTCTACATACTTGAGGTCTTTTCTCATGTATGGTACATTGATTTTCTGAGCAAAGAAAAAAGCAAGGACTACTAGGTTTAACTACGTGACCATAAACATCTTCAATGTATAGATTCTTGCAACACTCTGTGCAAGATCCACAGTCCCTAAAATCCTTTTTTACTTCCAGGTTTTCCAGATTTTGTTGGTTTAGATTTTCCATAAGAATCTTTAAAGTCTTCTCCAATAAGGTTAAAAATTTCTTTTAGTTGATCTTCATCAAACTTCATTACACCATCATTAGATCTATCTGCAAGTTGACAATCTAATCCACCAATTCTAATAGGATTGTATTTAACCCTGACATTTTTATTACGATAAAACTTAAAATAGTCTGGATAAGAAACATTATTCTCAAATGTGGATCCCATTAGAACTAAACCTTTTTTATCAAAGGCACGTGCCACATGCTGCCCAACACTATCACATCCAACGAAATAATCACACTCATGTATAACAGTCATATACATTCTCAAATCTGCCATTGGTGGGCAAAATACATCAGGAGAATTTGTAAACTGAAATAAATCTGGTGGCCCAAAATAAACTATGGCAGCATAGTTAGAAAGATGCTGACACAGTTCTTTGAAATCTTCTGGATACATACTTCTTCCAGAAGAATCAATGAACACATTATTTTCAATTCTTGCTCCACTACCAAAAGGTTGGAATACAATAATCTTATCTTTTTTAGTTTGCTGTTTTAATGCATCAAGATTTACTTTAATTCTTGCCCTCTCCTCATAACTTACATATAAGTTTGGTCTATCTAGATCACTGTGATCATGTGTATTGTTAATGATTTCATCAAAAGCTTCCGCAAGTGATTTTTCCTGATTATAATATCCAGGAACATGATATGGTTCTGGAGCAACAAGATTATAATTTTTGATGTAGTTTTCAAAGATTCCTTTTTGACTTACTTCAAATGTTTTTTCTTGAAGAAGAGGATGACTCCAATACATCATATCCCAACCATGAACTAAAACTTTAAAGTCATCATCAGGATTTAAACGAGCATACTTTTCAAGTGCTGGAATAGCAGTAACAACTCTTCCAGATCCACCACTAATCAAAAACGATGTATTTTTTTTCATAACTTATTCCATTCATGAATGATTTGTTCTGCAACTTTTACAGATGAACTTTTATCCTCTGTACCAATATGTATAAGATATTCTTTTTGCCAATCTTCAGATGCTATTCTAGCACACTTTAAACCATATTTTGCAATATTATGTGAAAGCGTATATTCATCAACATCACCACCGTGTCGACCACGACCGAATGTAAGACTTATACCTTCCTCTGGAGAAATATCTAAAGGTTCCCATAAACAATGTGTTGTTTTTCCAGATACAACTACATTAGATGCAACGCCAATGTCTCTACCATCTCTCATAAAACAATCATCTGTTTTAAACTTTCTAGAAGCATTATAACACTCTTGAAAAGCAACATGATGTAATGGAATAATTTGTTCTATGTCTGGAAAATAAGGATGTATAAAAACATCTGCATCTACTAAAAAATTTAAATCGGCATCTTTACCATCTTCCCAGACTTGCATTTTTTCATAGTTAATGTGCCAGTCTAAAAACTTTCTTTCAGTAATAATATTAAGTTCGGCATTTATCCGATTGGCATAAAGTTTAATAGTTGGTAAAGTATAGTTCCATAGTTCTGGAAAAAAGTCATTAATATAAACACAATGAATTATTTTTTTCACAAATAACTATTTGTATAATCAGTTGTTGATGGTTCTCTATATAAAGATTCTGCAAATCCTTCATCAAGAAGAATTTGTAATACAGATTCTCTCGTCACTTCTTCATCATTATACATTAGTTCTTCTAACTTAAATGGTGCCATATGGTAGAAAAATGATGATGCAAAAATTGCGGCATGAGATACTAATAAAACCTCTTCATCTTCTATATCTTCAGTTACCTTAAAAACATCTGATAATGCATATCTAATGTTATCACGTATATCCATGGTTGGAAAATGTGGTGGCATCTTAATCCAGGATTCGGGTGCTTCCACTTTTGGAAACTCCAGGCCAAGATCTTTCACCTGAGTATTCATTTCTCTCAACCATGCCACCAACTCTATGAACATACCAACAAGGTCATTATCAAAATCAGTATGTTGAAACTTATTATGACACAACTTTAATTTTTTAATATTGTCGTTAAGAATGTATGTTTTTGGCATGTTTATTACCTCCAATGATTTTCATGTTTCCAGTCTTTATGAATAGTTGATTCAATTTTATTTTTTTCATATAGATATGGATCATCATATGCGTATAATCCATATTGTATGATTGGAAATAAATCCGCTCTCATGTATATATCCAATGATTCATAAATGCCGTGAGAGATCACATAAGAAACTAAGTTTTTAGCGACAACTGGATCTATGGCATACGCATGAGCGCGACATATTGTCCGTACATGCCCATCATAATCCGAGGCATGTGGTGGAATCGTATAAATGGGTGACCCATTTTTCTGCTCATGTGAACCTAGATATACTATTATACCATAAGTATCATGAAAATCATAATTTTTAAGCATGAGTGCATCATGTTCAAGAATAACTATCGGTTGATCAATCTCAATACAATGGCACCACAAACTGAAATGTGAGAAAAAACATGCGACTTGAGTTGGAGTTAGAGAAGTATTATAAAGTTTTAACCAACCCAAATACTGTTTATCTTTTAAATGATTTGGTATAGTAATTTTTCCAGAGGTTCCATTAAATGCATCCCAAACTTTATAAAGTTGCCCAACTTGCTCACAAGAATCTATACATCTTCTAGTAAAAATTTGAGATAACTCATTATCTTTCAATGAAATAATATAGGCACTTTCAACCTCTCGCACATATGAATAGTGCAAACTTTTATTAATATCAATATCAATCATATCAAGTATATTGTTATATTTCTATTATAAGTTATAGTTAGCTGGAACGCAAGCAAGGGCTACAGTATTATGGTGACTTACTGCTAGGTCTCTCCAGTATGTTGATGTTGCAGCACCAACCTGAACGGGGCAGCACATACATCCATTAGAACAGTTTCCTAGTTCACCATGGGGATTATAACCCCAGGTCCACAGAGTTCCATCAGATTTGATTGCACCCCAATGGTGATTACCGGTTCCGCTACTTGCTAGTTTAATCCAGTTAGTTGCCGAACCAATTTGCACGGGGCAACTCTTATTTGCAAAATCAGAAGTTCCTAATTCGGCATGAGGATTATGTCCCCATGACCACATCGTATTGTCAGTTTTTCTGGCAAAATGTTTATAAGAAGATCCAGCAATGTCTATCCATCCAGATCCACAAAGTTGAACTGGACACACAATATCAGCTAGATTAGTAACACCTACTTGTCCATGATTATTGTGCCCCCATCCCCACATTGTACCATCAGATTTTAATGCGATTGTTTGGTGTGCTCCAGTAGAAACACAAATCCAGTTGTTTCCTGGAATTTGAACTGGCGAACTAAAACTTGGACAAACGGTGGTATTACAACTACAACAAGGGCGCCAGCCATTGTTACATGCCCAGTTAGCTGGATCAAAACATACTGGAGTACAACAAGTACCAAAATATGGACAAGTAATACAACAAACACCTAGCTTACCATGTCCATTGTCACCCCATGCCCAAAGAGTTCCATCACACTTGACGCCTGCTCCATGAACACAGTTACTGTGTACCTGTTTCCACGTGGTCCCAGGAACTTGAACTGGAGAATAGTATTGATTACAAGTTGCACGAGTTCCAATACCAAGATTTCCCCACTGGTTTGAACCAAATGCCCACAGAGTTCCATCACACTTAATAGCATGAGTTGCCACGCAAGATGCATTAAGACGAGACCAATCATTTCCTGGCAGTTGAATCGGAGAAGATTGGGAAGCGGCACCACCATAACCTAACTGGCCAGCAGCATACCACTGCCAGTTTCCAAAGGATCCTTGGCCCCACGTCCATGCAGTTCCATCACTTTTTGTTGTAGCTACATAATGATAACCCATTGACACAGTTGACCAGTTATTTCCTGGAACTTGAACCCAACATCCATGAGTACATCCACAGTAAGGAAACTGTTCACCAAATGCGGCACCTAATATATTAGAAGGGTTATGTCCTGTAATGAACATTCTATTTTCGCAGGCATCTGCAGCGGTAAAATATCCACCAGTAACATATGTATTGATACCAGAGCTAATGATATCATACATTCTATTCAATGTATTAGGCGATTTTACGGTTGCTTGACCTGGTATCGTACCCGCTCTTGGTGGTATTTGGAATGCCATATTAAGTTCCTATTTCTTACCGAATAATCTTACTTGTATTTATTACTAAAAGACTCTACTAATTCATACATTTCTTTTATTGAACCAGACCAATCATTGTAGTCTTTTTGACGAACAACCGTAACACTTTCATACCAAGAAAGTTCATCACTTGCCCAAATAAAATATGGCACTAAAGGAACCATAACAATGGTAGGAATATTCATGGCACCTGCTAAGTGTGCGGTTGAAGTGCAACTTGTTACTAATAAATCTAGTTCAGAAAATATAGAATAAGTATCTTGCCAATCTTTAATAACATGTCTACATGGAATAAAATGATCATCATCCTCTTCTTCTTCAAGTTGAAGGGAAAATAATGTTCCGTACTGTGTTAGATTAAAAAATGATTCTTTTGAAATCGTTCTGAACTGATCATGTTCAAACTCTGGATTACCCATCCACCTAACACCTATTTTTAACTTTCCACATGGATTAGAAGAAGACATCTTTTCCATTCCACGAGTAATATAAGGTTCAGAAATACTATTAATATATGGTAGAGTTACCTTATCCAAAGGACCAGAAACATCTATAAAATTAGGAAGAGACATTGAAGGAACATAATGATCATATTGCAAATGTTCCAGTGCATAGTCTGGAACTACATTATATCCAGCATTTGCAAGTAATCTTTGTATTGATTTAGGTGTTGTTATGATCAGTTCATCACATAAGGTTTCAAGGTATTTGGCCCATCTTATAAAGATGAAGCAATCACCAATACCTCCTTCCAAAAATAAAAGGAGTTTTCCAGTTTTTTTACCATCCCATCTTTTTTGGGGATCAATTTTTTTATTCTCAAGATGAATATATTCATGACCCCATGCTCGGCATTGAGATCCATACTCAAGAAGTTTAAATGCTTCCTTAAACTTCCCCTTTCGCATCATATGCCATCCAATATTAAACTTAACCTTTGGATCAGACTGATCTAATGATTCATATATCTGCAGTGCTTCTTCAAATCCACCAAGAGCATTTTTATAGATTGCAAAATCTAATAAACTATCATGATCAAACTGTTTATATGATTGAAGAATCTTGATTGCTTCTGGTGCCTGGCGATTATAATAATAACACTTTGCCAGGTTAATTTTTAACTCTTCTGGAAAATCGTAGTCGGCAGATATTTCTTCAAAGCAAGAGATTGCTTTTGAATACTGCTTTTTATCAAAAAATTCTTTAGCTCTTTCATTAAGAGAGTTTATATTATACGTCTTCTCTTGTGTAAATTCTTTCATCGGTTTCAATCCATGTAACTAAACTATAACGTTCACCTTTTGTTACGGGATGAACTCTATGAGTAAACTCAAAATAAGAAGGAAATGCCACTATTGTTCCTTTTTTTGGTTTGAGTTTTAATCCTAAAAAAGTAAACTCAAGTTCTCCCCCTTCATAATCATCATTAATATAACATATAATACTAATATCTCTATCAACCTTTCTTTTTAGTTCACCATCTATAATAACTTCAGAATCATTATGTTCATCATACTTTCCATTTAAAGGATAGTAAAGCATTTGAACTGGTTCAAACTGAACTATTTCACGTTTATATAATGATTGTAAATTTAATGATCTAATGCCACTTTCTATACTAAACCTTAGATCTTCTTCAAGGGGAATCCAATGAGTATTTCTATAGTTTAAATCTGTTGATTGATCCTCTAGGGGACCATATCCCATGAGTGCTGGTGATGTATCATCTTTATTGCCCAAACCATGTGCATTTAATATTTCCAGATGTTCTTTGGGAATCACATCTGGAAATATTTTTATATACTCATAAGGATTTTTCATTTAAATTAAATAATAAATGTAAATATATATATCTCAAATAAATCAATAGTTGCAGAAAGATTGATAGAAAACTGAAGGATAGTTATCCATACTTATACCTTCCTGACAAGTTGAAATGCCATTTGATCTTGCCACAACTTGCCAGTGCGCTCCCGCAACATCTTTCCAGTTATTTCCTAATATTTGTTGAGGACTACATCTAGGTATACCAGTATTATCAATATGTCCATGAGGATTTGTACCCCATCCCCACATCGTACCATTACATTTTACTGCATGAAAATAATTGTATCCTGAACCAATCCAGCACCAATCAGTACCAGGAACTTGATAGGGAGATAAAATATTGCCAAAACAGCCACAACATCCGGTCTCACCATGATTTAAGTGACCCCATACCCACAGTGTACCATCAGATTTAACACCACCAACATTATGATGTTTGTCTGCTGTGTTTGTTACATGGCACCATGATCCTGGAAGTAAGACGGGAGAGCAATAGGGGGTTGCAGTGCCGTTCCCTATTTGCCCATGAGGATTATGCCCCCAGGCAAACATACAACCATCAGTCTTTCTACCAATAGCAGGTCTAAATCCTCTTGCACAAGTCCAAGATCCTGCAATTTGAACTGGTGATGATCTATTACTAGTTGTCCCATCACCTAAATCTCCATGACCATTATATCCCCACGAGAAGAGGGTATTATTGCACTTGATTCCAAACGTTTGGTGATGGCCAGCATGAGCACAAAGCCAATCACTACATGCACCAACTTGTACTGGTGCTGGACAACTTCCACCGGCGACACCAAAACCAAGTTCTCCATGACCATTATATCCCCATGTCCAAAGAGTTCCATCACATTTGACACCGACTGCATGATAATATCCAGCAGCAACGGTTCTCCAACAACCTGCTATCTGTGTTGGAGAAGATTTGTTGGCATAAGATCCGTTTCCTAGTTGTCCATGAGGATTGTGCCCCCATGCCCATGCTGATCCATCTGCTTTTGCTGCTATATTCCAATAGCGACCAGGAATATCTTCGGACACCGTAGTCCAACAATCAACAGATCCAACTAAAATTGGAATGTGCTGATCAGTACCAGTTCTAGAATATCCCTGTTCACCATGTGGGTTATGTCCCCATACATATAAACCATGCAAACCTGATCCTTGAGATTCGAATCCCCAACAACGGAAGTTTATTCTCCCATATACATCATTTATGGACCAAGATCCTCTTTTAAGTTTGGATAGATATGACATATTCTATCACTCCTCATCAGTTTGCTTTTCTAGATAAATCATATATTCCCATCTACGTGGGAGATCTGGAACATGTTTTTCAAGAAGATTTGCTCTAGGATTTGAATCCGTTCCAGGACCAGCAGATGCAAACAATCTTACATTGGGTACGATTTCAGTATCATTATATGCCAATAAAGATTGATATGGATTTTCAGCATCAAAAACAAATGCCTTGATTCTATCAACTATCTTACCCCTTAAACCAGATAGTTTAGCATCTGTTTCTCTGAACTTATTATGATTATTAACTATTTTTTGTGCAAGAACTGTAATATCAATCCCTCTTGAATCAGATTCAATCTGAAGAATAGTTGATGTAGTGCCGCTGTTTAAAAACTCAACGGCTTCTTGATACTTTTGAATACCTGCAGTGGTTGCAGATTCGTGATATGTTCCAAACAACTCATCTCTTAGTCGTCTTTCCTGATCATATGCATCTTTAATTGCTTGTTCTTGTAAAGATGAAATCAAACTTTTAATCTCTTCAGTATACTCTTCAAGAGTTAGTTCTAAAATAAAGTTCTCTGGATCAAATGGAGCATCATCATTGACTTCTGCATAGTACCAATCACTTCCAAAACCAGAAAAAAGATTATACATGTCACCCAGGTTTGGCAACCTAGGTCCATTTGGAGAATCCTGTTTATAAACAGAAATACCTGTTATATGATCGACCATTCTAAACTTTGCATATTTCATCTTTTGTTTTCCTGAAAAACTGTTCTAGTTAATAAGTATTTAGTTAATGATGTGATTAAATATTAACATTTAATAGCATAACTACTATCACCAAATGCAGCGATTGTAGTCCAAGTAGTTATAGATGTTCTCTGTCCAAGTCCATTTGCACAATCTTTATTAGTAGAACCAAGTTGTCCACATGAATTATTTCCACTAGTATATAGTAGATTACAACAAGATAATATTAAAACATGATTGGAACCAGCAGATACAAGGTTTTTCCAGCATGAACCAGAAGCTACAATCGGTGAGAAACATCCACAGTTAGGTCCAGAAGATGTGGCACCAGCTAGTTGACCAACGGAGTTGTGACCCCATGCCCAAATGTTTCCATTATTATCAGTTCCATAACTTGATTGTTGACCACCATCAACGTCAAACCAAGATCCAGATAATTGAATTGGAGAAGATCTATCTGGTGTTATACTAGATTGTTGCCCACCACCAAAACTAATGCAAGAGGTTGAGATTCCCAACTGCCCATAATAGTTGGCACCCCAAACCCATAGAGATGCATCAGTTTTTAATGCAAGCACATGACAATATCCAGCACCAACTTTAAACCAGTTTGTTCCTGGAATTTGAACTGGTGAAGATCTACAAAGAACAGAGTTATCACCAATTTGCCCATATTGATTTGCACCCCAGGCAAATAAACATCCAGTATCATTAGTTGCATAGGTGCTATTAGATCCACCAGAAACGTTTAACCAAGATGTTCCAGGAATTTGAATTGGTGAAGATCTTGGGAAATTTCCAAGAACACAGTTATCACCTATTTGACCATATAAATTAAATCCCCAAACCCATAATGTTTTATCAGATTTAATCGCAGCAGTGTGTTGTCCACCAACACCTAAACAAATCCAAGAGCCTGGAACTTGAACAGGAGAACTCCTGGGAATGCTAGTTATATCTCCTAACTGTCCTTGACAGTTTTCACCCCATGTCCATAAACTGCCATCCGCTTTAATGCCTGCAGCATGTCTATCTCCAGCAGAAACATAAAGCCAGTTTGTTCCGGGGACAGCAGTTGGTGAACATCTTGGTAATATAGTTCCATCACCAAGTTGGCCGCATTGATTATCACCCCAAACAAATAAGCATCCTGGTTCACCAGCAATTGAATCAGGTCCCCATTGGTTACTCAATACTTGGTCTCTTACGTTTGATATTGACCAAGAACCAGATCTGTATGGCATAGTATTTACCTATTTACTAAATGAAACGATTAAAAATTATTTAAGTTTGCCAGCAACGATAACTTCTAAACGGTTGGCAACGTTTGCAGTTGCTCTGATCTTATGATCTTTTGGTATTATTTTTGGACCTTCTATAATTTCAACAGTCGAATCTGCAGGTATGATAACGTTATTGCAGATATAAGTCTGTCTAGTATTAGAACCGTTAGTCCATTCCAATGTAACCTTAGCATCAGATGTTCCATGAACATTAGTTACTAAAATACTTTCAACTACAGCATTTGCGGTAGTTGGTTGAAATGCATCTGTAGCAGACGTAGAAGTTAGTGTTATACCCTCTCCAAAATAGTTAGTATCAGTGCTTTCTTCATAAGTTATCATTGCCGTTAACGTTCCATTAGTACTTCCTTGGAATCTAATGGTATTACTTGGATACAATACTTTTGGTCTTTGTAAAAGTTCAAGACCTGTTCCTCCAGGAATGGGTATTGTTGAAGCAATGTTAATATTGTTACTATAGTTTGTTCCCGTTATATCTGAAGTAAGATCAACGGTTGCATTATTAGCATCAATATTTGAAATTTGAATTGAATGGATAATATAGCGGTATCCTGCGGTAGATGGGAGACTCAAACCTGCTGTCAAAGAGTTGGTGATGGTATACCCAACACTAGTACTAATGCCAGTGTTGAATAGACCAAGTCCAGCACCTGATCCAGATGATCCTCCTCCACCTCCACCACCGCCAGCAGAAGCTGCCCAAGTGGGAACACCAGAACTAACCGTTAAAACTTGCCCATTACTACCAACACTTAACTTGGTTAGAGTATTTGATGCAGAGGCGTAAAGAATATCTCCAGTTGTATAGGTGGTTTGTCCAGTTCCACCAACAGTTGCGGCGATAGCAACTCCATTCCAAGTTCCAGTATGAGTACCATTAAGTGTTGATGCAGTAATGATACCAGTTGTATTAACACTAGAGTTTGCATTAAGTGCTGTTGCGACACCAGCAATGGTGGCAAAGGCTGCAGTATTACCTGCGGCAGGGATGTTAGTAAGCCCAGATGCATCACCAACAAACTTAGTTGCAGTTACAACACCAGTAACCTGAACACCATTGGGAAAAGTTGGAGCTGTTCCTCCAACACGACTAGTAATATTAT